TAACAACAAACGGCCGATACTTCAGTGGTTTCTGGTCGATGGGATTGTTAGTGTATAAACGGGAAGGTTATTCTTAGGTAGAGCCATTCTTTTCACCTCTAATATTCTGTAGCATTTTATTCAAGTCGGCTGTTGAACCGACAAATATAGCATTGTTGGTAACTTGTTGAGGACCAGATGAGTCTTGTTTCTTGGTATCAGATCCCATCTTTTTTCTCTTGTCTGATAGATCCAGCAATTGATGATTGATGTCGGCCAAATTCTTAATCATTGCCGAAACGACCTCAAAGTGTCGGGGTGATTCGGCTTGCTTGGCGACCTCGAGGGCGTGATAAAGCGCATCCTGACCTTGCTGCAAAAGACTGTGCAAGTTCGATCTAGTTTTCTCATAGTCATATTCGATATTCTTGTCGGTGCTACCTTGATCAGGCACAATCACATCACCAGACTGACTAATAATCTCAGTCCTATCAAATGGTTCTATATCGAATACATCATCTAGTTTTTTCATTTCATTCGTCCGGTCAAGTTCTTTCTGCTACAATGAATTTCATTCTTGTGATATTATCAATGAATTTGTTATAAGGTTGTAATTCATTTTCATCAAGACCACTATAATCACCTCTATTGATCTCTTGGATATTCAGAAGATTTATTAGATTGGCCGTCAAAACTAGGGATCGATCCATCTTTTCATTAAAATCCATCAGAACCTCTTATGAAAACGCATATAATTCAGCAAAACGACCTTGAGTCTGTATCAGGTCTGTCGCCAATAGAGCGAAATATTCCGTTGGATCAGTATTGCTATTAATACCAAATTGATCAGCGGTTTTAATGTATGAGCCACTAAACCCAGATGCGGTAAGAAACTGTGGGCGATCCTGAAAAGCGTCTGGTTGTATATTAAGCGGTTGATTGGGCCGAATGCCACCACTTGAACTTAACGACTCTCTAACACTAGTCTCTGTTGTCGTATAATATTTATAATTCATACTTACGGTGATTTTGGCAACATCACGAGCGTCAGCAGATAAGACTATGTTAGATATTGCTTTTGGATAAGCCTCATGTAGTATCACTGTATGAGTCGGTGACTCTGAATCCATAGGTAATACATCAATCTCAATGGTTGGAGATATGTAATCTAAGTAATAGCCGGTAATTTTATTATTATGATTAGAAATATATTTCAACCAGTTGTCAAAGAACGCTTTGACTTCAAAGTTATTGTCAATATAAAATGACATTGGTATATTATCATAATTTTTCATGTATGGAAATTCACGGGGCTCTCCTATAATGTTTTGGTGTGTAGTCGCAACAACTTGTCCTGGGAGTGATGTTGATTCGCAGAACAAAGTGATCAATCGACCCGAGTTCATAAATTCGGGCATTAAAGCCGGTGTCGCAATGGTTACNCGATATCGATTAGTNTTGGCTAATCCAGTGCTTTTAACTTTTGAAATAAATTCATTTAACATTTGAATTAACCTTAGATTTTGTTCATGGAGTCTTGCCAAACTTGTTGCTCACGAGCACCCTGAAACTGNCTGACNGGAAGAAGGATTGCTGTAGCCCAGTTATCAGAATCAACNTTCTTAAACTGAGATTTTACATGATCGTCAAGATAGTGCTTCACACAAGCTTTTGCTGGCGAATACTTAGCGGCCGCCGAAATAGTTTTCCAAGAAAATTCGAGTTTTGTTTTATCATCCAGTCTAGTATCAGTTTTGAAATCCATTAGGGCATCCAAAAGTCTAGCTCGGAGATGATATGGAAGATAGTGAAGATTCAAGCCCTAAAAACCCATCTTTAACCTTAGAAAAAGGAAAAACTAACGGGAACCTATCCCAGTAAGGCAGGGTGTCCTTGTGCTTCGCGTCATAATAGAACATATACATCTCACCTGGGGTGATACCTGGGCGATTCTGGGAGGCCCCAGTACGCATTAGATAGTATGCTTGGACACGTCCCTGTGACTTTATTAATCTGGCTTCTTGTTCGAACCAAGCCTGAGACTGCCTGACCATCTTGGCAAGGTCATATTGGTTTTTGGTGAAAATCTGAGCGTATGTACTCATTGATTCAAAGTCCTAGTTCTTTTTCTGTAATGACAATGAAATGCCACCCACGATCGGCGCAATACTGACGGGCGGCTTCCCATTTTGATTGATTTTTTATATACGTGAAAGACTCTTGAAGATATCGTCGAGACTTTCTAGTCGGCTCTTTTGGCGGAAGAGTTTCCTTATATGGTTTTACTTCTACTAAGTATGTTTTTACGTCACCGGTTGTAGTTTTGATTTTAATACGGAAATCGCAGAAGTATCTATGGATTTTCCCATCAGTACCACACCGGTAAGGTATGATAGTCTCTTCTGATGAGTATTCTAGTACCGAGGGGTTAGTATCACACCATCGAAGAAACCTAAACTCCCAAGACGAGCGCCAGATGATATTGGAAATATCGCCTCGGTACTTATGTTTGTTGATCGGAGTGTATCTACCCTGATGATACTTGGTCATTTCATAACATTTCCTTTCTGTATGAACTATTTATCATTTTTTCTCTACATTTGATCACATTTGATTTTACATAGTTTACATCAATTGTTATAATAGTTCTCTGGACAAATCCATTAAAGATTCTAGAATATAATCTAGTAAACAATCTAGATTAGATACATTAAAGGGTTCTAAGAACAAAAGAAGAATGAAGAACCAAACCTAGATGGTGAAACCAACGCGCAGCGTTGCACAGGTATACAAGAATAAGAAAAGAACCAGACCTGATAGCACCAAATCAGCCAATACCAAAATGTCCCAGAATAAGAAAAAGAACCGGATATAGTATCTATCATCCAAGATTAAAGAATGTCCCAGACGTCCTCTGGTGAGTCCTGGACAACTATTCCAGATGGAACAAGAAAACAACTAGACCTGATGCATACAAATCCCTCTATAGGATAGATGAACTAATACACGTCTAAAGAACGTGTATTTTCCTCTTTCAGCGACACCCACCTGATCCCATGAACATCGAGACCATGAACCTTAGTATCTCCAGAGGCGTAAATTCCCGTCGTTCCAACGGTACTTAAACCAATATATCTTATGTTAATCGCTGCATTGTGGTCTCGATGCATTTCTAGACCACAATCGCAACTTAACCATCTATCATTAAGATCGCTCATGTCGTGGATTTGTCCACACTCATTACAAACTTTACTCGTTGGTACAAATCGATCTATAACTATTAGATGTTTTCCATACTTGTTGGCTTTCCAAGTAAGTTTACTTCTAAACATGGCAAATGGCGCACTTTGAATCATTCGACCATTCCATTGTTGCATCGCTTTCACATTTAGATCTTCAATACAAATGATATCATATTCTTTAGCGATTTGCATCGTTACTTGTTCTACGAATTCTTTTCGCTGATTTGCAACTTGCTCATGTTTTCTTGCAACTTTAATTCTTTGCTTTTCTCTATTTTTAGACCCTTTGACTTTTCTAGCCATTCTTCGTTGATATCTTTTAAGAGCTTTTTCTTTCTTTAATAGATGTTTAGGATTGACTACAGCATCACCAGTATCAAGTACAGCAAAGAACCTAGAATTCAAATCAATGCCAACTGCTTTAGAATTTTCATTGATTTGAACTTTTTCCACTTCAGGAATTTCTACGACACAAGAGATGAACCATTTGCCACTTGGTCTAAGAATGATTGTTACCGATTTGACTTCATTTGGTAAATTTTTACCTCTAATCTTGATCTTAGTTTTTAACTTCGGCACTGATATGGTATTACCAATGATCACACAGCCAGATGGATATCTGCATGAACCACCATGAGATTTCTTTTTGAATTTTGGAAATCCAGAACGTTGCCCGGCCTTTTTGAACGCGACTTTAAATGCCTGATCTAAATCTTTTAGCGTTTGTTGAAGGGCTTGAGAGTTTCCCAACTTGAGCCATTCTAGTTCCTTCTTTAATTCAGGAAGTAGACTGGCCGCTTCATTATACCAGATGAACTTATTTTCTTGTTTGTATTTTTCGATAGATTTACCAAGGACATAGTTCCAAATGAACCTTTGGTTACCAATGTCCTGAAGAAAGAACTGTTGTTGTTCTTTCGTTGGGTAAATTCTAAAATTCTGTCTGATGTACATGAAATCTTCCGTATAAATAGATTATGCAGGACAACCGAGCTAATCTTCCCTCGGCTGAGATAATGCCTGGACTCATTATCTCTTACTGCATATTTCTATTTATACATCTTAAAATTTCGCGATTCATATACACGACTAAAGATCGTGTATTTTTCTCGCGAATTTGAGTATAAATAGAACTAACAAATGTCCTATAGAAGAATCCCATTATGGCAGCTGGCGAGAATCCCCTCTACAATTTTAAACCAAGATCTGGTGAGCTAGGTTCACCCACTTGGTTCCAATCCGATTCTTATACTGTTAAGAATCTCATGTACCCAGATGATCTAATGAGTTCTACCAATAATCAATATGGTGGAAACTATGTTATTTTCTATATCAATGTTCATGAAGATTCATACTTGTTCAAAGGGTCTGAGGCCGCTAAGAATCGTGTTGCGAATGACCAGATTCCACCAAACCTGCGAGGGGAAGTTTCTGGTAGATTCACATCGGGTGAAGTCATTGGGGCAGCTGGTATTGCAGGCGCTTTTGGTGGTACTAATGTTACAAGGTCTATGATTGGCGCATCTGGTAAAGATATTGTTCAGAAGATTGTTGGCTGTTGATATAGGTGGTGCCGCCCAAGTTGGGGCTAATTTTGGTACTGGGGCACTTGTTACTGGTGCTGCTATTGCTGCTCTTGGTGGAGTTGCTAATAAGTACAAGCGAATGGAATCGGCAATCGCACTCCATGTTCCAACAGACTTGAATATTAGGTATAGCACAAATTGGTCAGAAACTGATATGGCTGGTATGATTGCTGCTGCTACAGTTTCTGATAGTATGTCAAATGCAGTCAGTGAATTGACTAAGGGCAATATTAGTCAATCGGCTACAGATATTGGTAATGCT